GGTATTGTCGTTATTGTGTTGGCTGCTGTCGTCCCAATATTTGTGGAGATGGTGGTCATTTGGAATGAACCATATGCACCGACAAGCACCTCTATGCTGTGTTCGCGAAATACCAGAAGTGTATTGTAATATGGGTGCAAGGCTGTAATGTCTCCACCGTGCGAACTACCAACCGAAATGAAATCAAGAGCGCCAAACTGGTCTGGTCTATTGGGGTTGGAAAAAAACAGCACACTTCCGTTTGCTGTACCACCGTTGACAAATAGGCACTGAGCAAACACTGCTCCAATTGTGCATGTCAATGCTGGGAATGGTATCGATGCAGAATCATCTGGAGCTTGACTCCCCAACCCTTTACCGCGTGTATAATCATAGTATAGTGTTTCGGTGTTGTTCCGAATCGTTTCTAGATAATAATATGTTTCATCATTGGTCAAGGAAGGACCAAGGTTTTTGGTTCTATAAATCTTTCGAGCAACGACATTGTTGCCACCAATTGGTATTTCAAGTGCCACCGCATAAGTGTAAGATATTGAAGCAACTTTTACAGTTGTCCATGACACACTGGTTGAAGCCAATGAAAGAGGTGACTCTGAACCTGTATCGCTGACAAACAAGACTTTGTATCGGAATCGATTAACTGCATTGTCAGTTTGTATACCGATCCCAAATCCTTCAGCATCTAAAATGTCGAAGGGAATACACACCGAGTTATTGTTTGGTGATGTTGCAGGATTAGTATGAACTTTCCATGGGCTTGGAGCGGATGGTATTGTTGGGAACCCTAAATCAGTTGAAAGGCTAAGGGGAGAACCATAGCTTGTGCGGTCTAAAGGCCATCCATAAAACTTGATTGGCGTGTTGTACCCATTAATGATGATGACGCTCGAAGCATACGCTACATACTGGGTCGGTAACTCGTTGTTTGTTGGCACATTGCGATTGGTATCAAAGGACACCAACGACATTGTATTCCCAAAGTCATGGACATAATAAAGCGTCCCTGCCGATTCGAGCAATATCATTTCTTGTGCTCGGCTACGGTTAGACAAAAGATACAAACTGTCCACTCGAACCGTTGTAGAGAATGGCGCAAAAGAGTTGGTAGGTACTGGGTTATACCGCTCGTACCCTATTCTGTTGTCCCATCCATTGGTCCGTTCATCTATAGTCCAGTTTGACAACTCGGACATAGAGCCATCTGGTTGCGGATATTGTTGATTAATCCCGCCCAACTGTCGGACTCTATAGATGTTGTTTTTCATGTGATGTGCCGCAAGGTGCTATATATTGGACCGCTTTCAGTTTGCCCATCTGGCATAAATTGTTTGACCCATCGTTTGGGCGCTTGTGTCAGATACCGCTTTTCCATTTTAACCATCTCTTGGTCTGCCTTCATCTTGTACATTTGAGACTGATTAAGGTTGTCTGTCTTCATGAAGATTTGCTCAAGAGCCATATAGGCCAACATTAAGTGATGAGCAGCAGGGAACTCAGGAGTATCGTGCGCCTCGACCAATCGTGCTGGCCTATACAAATACCGAACTGACATATCATATGTCGCATCTTGCCTAGGATATAGGCGTATTCTCTGCGTATTACCGTCTGAATATGTATACCGTGGTGCATCCTGTTCAAAGGTCATTGCTGTCAACGCAGTCAATGTTGCCCCAGTGAATGTATCAACACCTGATTTAGTAGGTGCCGCAGGTTGGGTTGCTGTTGTACCTGTGGATGGTAGCAAGCGCCATACATTAAGCTCTTGGTCTGGACACCGGACATAGATTTTTCGATAAATGCCAGAGTCTGCTCCCAACGCAGTAAAGTTGATTTGCAACTGCTCAGTATCAACCAATGCTAAGGTTATGCTTTTTGACAATGCAGATTCACGGAATCCATTATTGCCATTACCAAACTGGTATGTCATCGCCACATCAATGGTACGAACACCATGACCAGCACCACTAGTGACCGCAGCAGCATTTACCTTTCGAGGAGCTACAATATTGTAATCGTCGTATTGAACCCAATAGTTAGGGAGATTAATCTCATTCAATGGTAGGTTCCACCATTCGTCTTCATACCGCGTGAGCGGAACCATTCGACCTGGATCTATTGGCGTAAATGCCATTGCCCTTTTCATCACTTGCATAACTTGTACGCAGTCTTGCGGTAGGTCCAAATACCGCATTTTGATTGTCCCAGTAATACTAGTAAACGCAGCCGTCACTGCTTCTGAAACATAAAATGTTGTGTTCGATGCACGAAATATAATGTTGTATTCGACATCTCCTATTTCAAAGATGTGTCCTTCAATCCATGTCGGAAGAACACTCCCAGCTATTGTTACGAGCGTTGCTCCCAACGCAATCGTAGCAGTCACTGACTCATCAACCTTTGCAGATATGATGACTTCTTTTTGTGCAAATACGAAAGGCTTCTCCGCAAATAACCGCCTATTACAATCGTTGATAATGTCGTCAACTTGCCCACTAAATGTGGTCGAAGTCGGGTCATAGTCTAGGATGTTTGTGACATAATCACGGATTTCAGACAAACGCATACACACTCCAAGGAAAAGTGCCCCAGTACACACAACAATGCACTGGGGCAACAACCCAAACGATTGTTTAAAAGTTACAAACGACAAATACTCGTGCAGTTGTATCAGAAGCAACAGCTTCGAGAGCAATAGCAACTGGTGCTCTTGAATTTAGAAACGTAACTGCCCCAGCACCATCTGACGCAATCAAGAACCTTTGTGCATGTAGTTTACCAAGTACACCTGTAGCCACTAGAGCATCGCCAACTGCAACATTTACTACATCGCCTTTGACTTTAGCTTCTTCGACAACACCGCGTATGATAATTTCTACATTTTCAGCAGCATCTGCATCATTTACTGCAACACCAATAGGACAAGCTGCGTTTGCATTATCGGATTTTGCTTCCCGAACATACAATGCTTTGTCACCATTGTCTGACTTGCTAAGGTCAAGAGACACTACTGCACCCGCAGCAATCGCTGCACTTGCAATAAATGTTTCACTTTGCCGACGATTTGAACTGGTTATGCCAGCCGCCTCTGTAGAGTCATTAAGACTCTGAAGTATAGTATTAGTAGCCATTATGAAGCCTCTCCGTTTATAAGCATCCCATGTCCAGACAGGTTTGCTGTGGTTAATTGAGTACGAACCATAATGTTTGCAGCCATAGCAGCGTAACCACTAATCCGCTCATAATCTCCAAGTTCAAAGTAAGCATCTCTGTCAAAATAGACATTGAACAGCTTTGAATTCAAGAAGTACATTGATACCTTACCGGTAGTTTGGTCAGCGGCTGAAGCGTCAACAAAGTTAACATCAGTAATAGGCAAGTTGGGGTCAATATAAATCATGGCACCATTGAACAATAGTCCAAGTTTACCAGCCATATTCCGTTCTTCGGTCATAGAAGTATAGCGTTCTTGAGTAAAGAGACTATTCTTGTACAACTCGTAAGAGTTAGGAGAAGCTAAGATTATATCAAGCTCACCTTCAGGACTGTAAATCTGTGATTGAATCATCATCTGAGTCATACCACGGAAAAGGTCAGTTCCAGAAGGGGTATATGTTGCACCCGATGCTCCTGAAATCTGTGATGAAACATCCATGTATTGATTTTGCCATGATGTCTGATATGCAGATTTTGCAATACCACCAACAGATGCTGATTGAGTTCCAAATGGCAAATTATCAAACCAACCTGATGCTCTGATTGGACTAATAACCCCACCAGAACTTGAACCATTAAGGCTTTCGAGTTCAGTCAGAACAGTTGAAGTACCAGCAGTAACTTGCTTACAATACTCTCGTTGAAGCATACCCATAACGGACTTCAGTCGAGCTTCAGCAATACGGATAATCGCTCTGTCGCCCTTATTGGACAACTGCTCTTTTTCCGTCAATACAATAGGAGCAACAAAGTCACACCAGTTGTAAGTGGCTGTTTGTAATGGGTCACGAACTGCAAGGTTAACTGCTTCGTATCCAGTCGATAATTGTGTAATATTTGAATGTTCGGTTAAAATAGTGGGACAATCTACTTTTTGTCCGCCACTAACTTGCTCTACATTACCCGCTCTCTGTACCGCATCAAGAAGTGGAATCGCACGGAATGTGTTATCGACTTCGCGGTCACGCAAGATTCGCAGGGTACTCGCAAGAATATCTGGTTGAATTGCCATTTGGCTATCCTCCTGTGAAAGTTTAAAAATTTTATATTTCGCGTGTCCTTACGGGGCTTAGTATTGGCGTGTCCTTACGGGGCCTCCACATACCTTTTATACAACGCTTTTATTTCTGTTGCAACAAATGGTCATAAATATCCCAAGCATTTAACCGTTCATCCTTTGGGATTGTGGCTCCAGCCTTACGACCGCTGCCCACAGTTAGACCAGCAGCACGGGCCGCTTTCTTTGTGCGCTTTGTCCGCTTAATGTCTCGGTCAGAAGAAGCTTTTGCTCTCCTTCCTTGAACAATCCAATACGCAGCCTCAAGGTCTAATGACTCATTCGAAAGCAGAGTTTCATGAACCTCTTTACGGAAAACTTGGTCTGTTTTTAATTCAGAATGTTTCTCCATAAAGCTTTCAAGATTGTGTTGCGCTTGTGTGTTTAGTTGCTCTTGACGCATTGGCTCAAGCACTTCCTGTAACTTCTGAGCTACAATCTTGTTAATGTACCCATTAAAGCTGTCAGGATTAAATGGGTCAAGCTCACCAGTCTCTTCTTCAGCAATTTTTTGCAACGCTTGATACGCATCACTTGATGCAAATGCATTTTGTTGGCGTTCCAACTCTTTCCGCATCTTGCTTATTTCTTGGGTCTTTTTTGTGTAGTCCGACCGTAAGCTGTGCATGGCGCGTTGAACATCATCAGGAGCGGCTTCTAAAACCTGTTGCCAAGATTCCCCTTCTCGCAATGGTTCAGGTTTAACCTCGGTTTCTAGCTTCGCGTTCTTTGATGTATGAGCCTCTAAAAGAGATTCAATCCGCTGGTCATAATCATCTAACTTAGGTGGCGCACCTGAATCTGATTCGACGAGTTCAATGGCTGCATCTTCCGCAGTAGTATCAACGACCGCAGCCTCTTCACTTGCTGTGTTTGCTACCTCTTCCATTATAATCTCCTTGCAAATGTGTCTTCCATCTCATCCATTTCGACAGGAATCTCATCTTCCATGACCACTTCTTCTTCAACTTCTTCGTCATCCATAATCATGTCATCACCAATACTCTCAGACAAAAAGGCACGAAACTCTTCGTTCTTAGCCAGCGTATTAAGTTGACCAGCTATTTTCGCCAGGTCACGGTCTGCAACAACTTCGTTTAAGTCTACATCTATGCCCATACCAGCATCTTCTGCCGCTAAGGTAATCGCCATCAATATCTTTACCAAATCCAATGGTATTGTTGTCGTATCAGTCGGTGAAATGGCAATTTGGTCCATCTCAAGCATGCTTGTAAACTGGTTTAAACTGTCAATCAGAGTCTTTAGCATCTGTCCACTGAACTTACCTTCTGGTAAATCGATTGAAAGCATCGAGTCTTGCTCAAAATCCATCTGTCGTCCCATGGTTGCTATTTTGTCTCTTCCACTGGCTATTGCAGCTTCATCTTGTGTTCTACTCATGATTACTCCTCAGTAATTGCGCGACTTGCTGCCGCAAATGATTGGGTTTCAGACATCACTTTTTGAAATGTCGTAATTGTTTTCTCGTGCTCCAGCGCATCAGATACTTGGTCGCTCATACTCTTTTCAAGCTCTCCATCTGATACTGGGCGCAAGTTTCGCTCTTTTAAAATACGGTCTTTATGGGAAGCACTC